TGGATATTGAGAAAGAGAAAGTGCGTATGGTAAATGCCGCACCTCTTGATATGCAGTTGAGTATGAGAAGAACTGCTTTACCCATTCTTAAATACCTGAGTGATCATAGTGATTATTCAGAGTGCAGTGTCGGTGTCAATCCTTACGGCCACAGGTGGTCTTCAATGTACCATAGATTGAAGAAATTCGGTGGTCCAAATAAAATAATTGCGTTAGATCATAAAGACTACGATCTCAAAATGACCTCGCAATTAGTTGGTGCAGCTTTCAATATAATAATTGCAATAGCTGAGATGTTTGGTTACAACGAATATGATATCTCCATTCTGAGGGGATTGGCGGCTGATACTATGTGGCCGACTATTTGTGTTAACGGTGATATCTTAATGCTATTTGGCAGCACCGTTTCCGGGCACAATGCAACTGTCTATGTAAATTGTTTGATAAATTCACTGATGATGAGAGTTGCTTTCTTTTCAACTTATCCAGGTGGATATGTTGGATGGATATCACCCAAAAAATACACTTTCAGGGATGCTGTATGCCTGTACGTGTACGGGGACGATTTAGTTGGTTCGGTAGATAAGAAATTCCCGAAGTTCAACAATAGGACTATTTTATCTGTTCTAGCAGAATATGAGTTTACTTTAACTGCATATGATAAGAGTCCAGTCCCCAAAATTTATGATTGCATTCACGATGTGGAGTTTTTGAAAAGGAAGTTTAAATACGATTCCAATTTAAAAACAATCGCTGGGCCATTGAACGAGAAATCGATCTTTAAGCGATTATGTTGCATTCATAAACCTAAAGCTCCAAACACCATTGAGACGATATTGTCTTCTAACATCGATTCAGCACTTGGTGAGTGGTTCTTTTATGGCCCCAAGATTTATAATGAAAGGCTCACCCAAATAAGTTTAGTGGTGGATAACATTTCCTGCCCTATACTTGCTAGCGTGTGCCGGGGTGTTCTAAGTAAAACATACAATGATAGATTGGATGCTTGGAATTCCTTATATAACAAAAACACATAAATATACATTAATCTCTGGACGTTAGTGTACTACAATCTATCGTCAGAGAATCTGATCAGTCCACAACCCTG